TCCGCGGGAGTAGCAATTCTTTCAGAATCAAAACTCTTTTCTGAAAAAGAATTGACAACAACACCAGTGCCAATGATTAACGTTGCGCTTTCTGGATCGATCGACGGCGGCCTTGCGTCAGGCCTTACAGTTTTAGCTGGTCCGTCTAAGCACTTTAAAACTTCATTCGCACTTTTGATGGCAGCTGCTTATTTGAAAAAGCATGATGATGCAGTTCTAATGTTTTACGATTCAGAGTTTGGATCTCCGCAATCTTACTTTGAATCTTTCGGTATTGACCCATCACGCGTGCTTCACACTCCTGTTACCAACATTGAAGAATTGAAGTTTGATATTGTGCACCAATTAAATGAGATTGATCGCAAAGACAAAGTCATTGTTGTAATTGATTCTGTTGGAAATATCGCTTCTAAGAAAGAAGTTGAAGATGCAGAGAACATGAAATCGGTTGCTGACATGACGCGAGCAAAGGCTCTTAAAGGTCTGTTTAGAATGATCACACCAACATTAACTATTAAAGACATTCCTCTTCTTGCTATTAACCATACTTACATGGAACAAGGTATGTTCCCGAAAGCTGTCGTTTCAGGCGGAACTGGTGTAATGTATTCTGCCGATAATGTTTGGATTATCGGCCGCCGACAAGAAAAAGACGGCACTGAAGTTAAAGGGTACCACTTTGTTGTAAACGTTGAAAAGTCACGCTTTGTTAAAGAAAAATCCAAAATTCCTATTTCGGTTTCTTGGGAAGGTGGCATTCAGAAATGGTCTGGTTTGCTTGACGTTGCTCTAAAAAGCGGGCATGTCGTTAAACCTAAGAATGGTTGGTACCAAGCAAAAAATCCAGCTAATGGCGAAGAGCTATCAGGAAACGTTCGTGCTAAGCAAACTTTAGAAAAGGCTTTCTGGGAACCAGTTTTTAAAAATACTGACTTTGCACAAGATATTGAAAAAATGTTTAAAATCGGAACCGTAGAAATGGTAACAGAGGAGGTTGAAGATGCCAGCGAATAAAGTAAATGTTGACCGATATATTCAATTTGTTGAAAAAGGTGATAGCGAATTGTACGCATTAAAAGTTGTACAAGGTCCTTATACTGGTATAATATATACCTATGGTAAAGTTGAAATCAAAGGTACGGTCGATGAACCAGTTGTAAAATTTGACTTTACAATTAATGAAGTTCCTAAGGGAAAAAAGAAAACTAAATTAGAAAAATCTAAGGCGTTTAAAAATTTTATGGGTGATATACTTATCACTTTAATCGAAGAAAAAGTTAATGACGAATCTACAGAAGCTGATACTCAAGAATCTGACGAATGATGAAGAATTTTGTCGTCAGACCCTACCACACCTTAAGCCTGAATACTTTGAAAACGAGTATCGGCCTGTGTATGAACTAATACTCCAATTCCTAGGTGATTACAACAAACTGCCTACGCCATCTGCGTTAGATGTTGAGTTTCAAAAGTCCGATTTTATAAATAAGTCAAACAAGAATGAGATTCATAATTTAATTCTTGATTTATGTAATCATGAGAAGATTGACAGAGAATGGCTACTGAACTCTACCGAGGAATGGTGCAAGAATAGAGCAGTCTATCTTGCTATCATCAAATCTATAAGCATCATCGATGGAAAGGAGACACAACTAACCGATGGTGCAATCCCCGGAATACTATCCAAGGCGCTTCAAGTGTCTTTTGATACAAATGTCGGCCACGACTATTTTGAAAATTCAACCCAACGATACGATTTCTATCATGCTCAAGAAGACAAAATACCTTTCGACCTATCGCTCCTTAACACCATTACGAAAGGTGGTGTTTCGAATAAAACTCTTAACATCATATTGGCAGGTACGGGTGTGGGAAAAAGTTTGGCAATGTGTCACTTTGCTAGTGCCAATCTCGCCGCTGGACTCAACGTATTATACGTTACTCTCGAAATGGCAGAAGAAAGGATTGCTGAGCGCATCGATGCAAATTTACTTGATGTCCCGATTGATCAACTTGAGACGTTGCCTCAACAACTTTTTGATACCAAGGTTAACAAACTCAAGGAGAAGTCTAGAGGCAAACTTATCGTAAAAGAATATCCTACAGCTACAGCACATGTCGGCCATTTCCGAGCTCTGTTTGATGAGCTCAGGCTTAAGAAAAACTTTAAGCCTGATGTTGTCTATGTTGATTATCTTAACATCATGGGATCATCAAGAATCAAAGGCCTAGGTGGTTCTGTTAATACATACTCTCTTATTAAAGCAATTGCTGAAGAACTTAGAGGTTTAGCTGTTGAGCACGATGTTCCAATTTGGTCAGCTACTCAAGTTACTCGTTCAGGGTTTGGCAATACTGATGTTGAGCTGACAGATACTTCTGAATCATTTGGTCTTCCTGCAACAGCTGATCTAATGCTCGCTTTAATCTCAACTGAGCAGTTAGAAGGTATGAATCAACTTATGATCAAACAACTGAAAAACCGCTATAACGATCCTACTCAAAATAAAAGGTTTGTTGTCGGTATTGATCGAGCAAAAATGCGTCTATTTGACGTAGAAGATTCTGCTCAGACATTATCTAGTGATGAAATTACTCAGGCTCCAACCGCAAATAATGACTTTTCGGCCTTTAGAATCTAGTTTGGGGCATAAAAAGGCCAAAAAAACGCATTTTTATGAAAAAAAGTATGTACAAACCGCGGAGATTGTGCTAGAATAAATACATAATCAGAATGGTTAAAGTAAAAGGATCGGGTAAAAACAAAAGGGCAATGGTAGATTCGGTTGCTGAGTATTGCATAGGTATGTTAATGCCTAGACTTAAAGGTAAATTAAATATTGAAATCAGTCTAATTCCTAGGCTTAAAGAAAAGGAGTCGATTGCTGGTGATTGCATTTGGGAGGATGATACATGTGTACGACCCCGTGAGTTTACCATAAGAGTTGATTCAACTCAGGATTTGCAGTCAATGCTAGAGACTATTTGTCATGAGATGGTTCATGTTAAGCAGTATGCCCGAGGTGAGCTTAAAGACTTAGCGCGCTCGAGCAAATGTTGCAAGTGGAAAGGTAAAAAGATAAACTTTAATAACACACACTACTTTGATCAGCCATGGGAAATAGAAGCTCATGGCCGCGAAAGAGGTTTATTTTTAAGATGGTTTGTTGAAAGTAAATGGAAAAACTGTCATTGGGTTGAATATTGAAAGGTAATTCTTTATAAATACAAATACTATTTAATTTATGGGACATCATGTTAACATTTAGAGATTACGAAATTTTATCAGATACTATAACAGAAGCAACAGTGAGTGCTTCTAAATATGGAGAAGGATCTTTCTTTGTTTTAAAAACTCCAAAGGTTGATGCTTTTAACAAAAAACTTGCCGGGAAAATCAATATGCCTTCCACGGCAGTTTTTAGTAAATTAGATCCCAAGAAAGTTCCTTCTGATGCTATCGTATTTGGTAATCCTAAGGACGAATTAAGAGCCGCATTCGATATTTTAGACGGCCCAGATGGAAAGTCATACGGTGCAGTTGCATGGCACGAAAAAGCCGTTGATAACTATTTTAACAATTTAAAAATAGGATCAGACATAAACTGGGGACGAGACACACCAACATTAGAAACAGTTCAATGCATTGGTGTTTTTTATAAATCAGTGGAATCTGACGCTAATGATAGAACCCGTGTAATTAAAAACATAAAGGAGATTCTTAATAACGGCCAAGATTGGGATACTAAAGGTAAGTCAAACCTCATTTCAAAACTTGACACAATGACTTCTAAGAATTTTAATGAATTAATTGGACTAATCGCTGGTATGAGTGATTTTATGAGTCTTATTAATTTTAAACCAAACATTATTCATGGAAGAATTAATGATTATTATTCAGCTGAAGAAGAAAACGAAAACGTTGAAATAACAGGCGTTAAAGCAAATACTGCAGACATGATTATTTCTTCTGCTGATGCTAATAAAACGATCGAGGCAATGAAAAGTGACTCATTCACGTTTAACAAAAATGGTTTAATTACTGGAAAAAATAGTAAGATTAATCTTGTTCAAGTATCTTTGAAAAAATCAGCTAATAAAGCACAACTTGGTAAGGTTACAGCGTACATTATTCAGAAATACGGTTTACCTTCTTACGACGATTACTTTACTGATATTATTAACGAATCAATCGTTATTGATGAAGGTGTTATTGATTTTATTAAAACTGCTTACAACAAAGTAAAGGATGTTTTCTCAAAAGTTTCTG